TAGCGTTAAATATGGCATAAGACCATATATAAACAACAAAGAACATAAAAATCAATTTTTTCATAATGTAATCTCCTATATTATATTTATAGGTATAGTATATCAAATCCACGACCAAAGTCAAGCACTTTTTTCATAAAAAAAGCACGAAAAATATGAATTTTTTGTGAATTATGTTCTATTTTTGTTCTGGTTTGTAGAATTCGTCATTCCAACCAAAAGCTTCTTTAACAACTGATTCACTCAACCCTTTATAAACCTTATTCAGTTTTTTATCTTTCATATTCAATAAGACCTCTGCCTCTGATTTATGAAGACCCTCTAATATCTGAATAAACATTGTCTCTTTTTGAGTTTTTGTGGTTTCCGGGTCTGCATTTTCAACAAAATGCCACAATCTTTTAGCTTCTCTACTTAACATTGTGTGCTCTGTACCTAGAGGTGCTTCGTTAGCAATGTAAGGTGGTGTACCACTAGGTAATGACCATTTAATTTTAGGGTCAAAAGAACCTTTTAGTATCATTCTTAAAGCTTCAGAATTGTTTTCTCTCAATACTGCAATCTTTTTTGGTTTATCTTTTGCGTTGTTAACTTTAGTTAGAATTTCAGCAATCGTTGGTTCTGCTGAGCTGACCATACCTTGACCAGCGTCCATAGATTGTTTAGGCATAATACCTAATCTTGATTGATGTTCCATAATTTGTTTATCGTTTTCTGCCATAATTTTCTCCAATTCGTATTATTATTTATACTTACTTAAATACTTCTTTTTATACCATTTATAAAATGATTTATCAGTAAATATCTCTGCAATTTCACTAGCTGGTACTTGGTCACTTCTAATACAATCTGCTAGTGATTGATACTCATAAGTATCAACTTTTCTAGTCATTGGTTTATTTTTAACTGATTCTGCTAATGTCATAACTAATCTGTTATTTTTTTCCAAAGTTTGTGTAGAACGTAAAACCATATACCATTTATTGTTGGTTCAATTAATGCAACTGCACCTGCTTCCCATAGACTAGCACCTGTCATTATAGATACTACGGTCATTGCAATTAAAATGTGACCTAAAGTATATATAAGAGCCAATACAAAGGAATTACCCTTTAATAAAGTCTTAATAGCATTGAATATACCTTGGTTAAATTCACTCATTTTAATATTTTCTAACAATATGTCTTCTTAATGCTCTTGTTAATTCTTCTATCTTATCTATAATTGAAATCAAACTAGGGTCTGTTATATATTTACCAGCCTCTTTTGCTTCGTCTCTTAACTCGTTATATTCTTTTACCGATATTCTGACCATTGGTGAAGTATCTCTTGTCGATTCATTCTCAAACGTCTTATCTACTGAATTGTCATCTGTCATAAAAACCTTTTTGTTACCAAAATTTAGAAAAGGGCGACCTGAGCCGCCCTTCCCTTTGTCGTTTAATTATGCTGAGTAAGCAGTTTGCTTACCGAACACAGCGTTGATACCAGCAGCGATAATCGCTTTTGATGGTGTACCAACTCTGTAAGAAACACCTTTTGATGTTCTATTTTCATAAATCATCAAGCCTTCGTTTCTTAATTTCATCACCATAGAAGCTGGTGATTGTAGGTCAAATTTGTTTCTTAAAGTTTTCCAAGAAACGTCTCCGCCTTTTGTGAAAAGGTTTCTTACCTTTTCTGTTTTTGATAGCTTAGTTCTAGCCATTGTTGTATCTCCTTTTAAGATATTATTTAAAAAGTTAAACATTATTGTTTACCTTACCTTTCTCTAGTGTTAACGTCACCACACGATTCAGAGTACATAGCGAACATCTGTTGTATGCCCTCCAGAATTCTTTAATCAAGGTCAAAATCGGGTTCAAACATATCACCACCGTCCCTTAAATAGTCTAATTCTTTTTTTAAGTCTTTAGATAATCCAGTTATTGGTCCTCTCGGTTTATCTAAAAACATATCGTAAGTAATCTTGGCAGTTCTAAAGTTACCATCTTTATTAACTTTTAAGTTTACCATCTTCTCACTTAACAATTGAGCTGGGTGTGCCATATCAAAATCTCTATATGCAAGACCTCTAATAGTATCAATTACAATTGCAAGGTCTTTTGTAAAATTATGATTTTGTGTTCTCATACCAGCGTCAACAAATTTCTTTAATAATTCAAATCCTATTTCATCTACCAAAGTCTCAACAAAGTCTTTGGTTTGTTTCTTCTTTAACTCTTCAGCAAACTTTGTATCTTGTTGTTGTTTAACTTCTCTCTTACGTTTTTGCTCTGGAAAGAATATGATGTTATCATTCGGCAATTATTTCTCCTTTGAAATTAACCTTTTTTTGTTTTTCAAAATGTTCTACTAACTGATTGTAACCACCAATTAATTCATCATTAATCTTAATTTGAGGCATTGCTCTTACATTTTTACCAATGTCTTTAATTAAGGCAGAGGCGTCACCATTAAAATCTTTTTCTAGCGACTTCTCTTCAAATTCTAAACCAAGGCCTTTTAATAAGGCCTTAGCCTTTGTGCAATAAACACAATTAGTTTTGCTGTATATCTTTATTCTCATTAGTTTGCTCTAACACTTTTTTAAAAGCAATATCAGCTTTTTCTTTAACGTTATAAGCGTCCATAGCCTGCTCAATAGTGTAATTATACATCTTATTGTACTCGCCTAAAGGTAGTCTCATACCAATCCACGCTCTGTAATAACCATTCTTTGTTAAGGTCACGTCTTGTTGCCATATCTCATAACCTCTAACAGGTGTATTTTTGATAATGTTAATAAGAGTTGACTCAACCTCGGTTACGGTTGTCTTATTATGAGTTTTACCTAATTCAGTTATAAACTGCTTAGATTGTTTGTTCATTTCACCTGCCACAATGTCAGCGATTTCAGATTTAGCCTGCATTTTCGCTTTCTCAATAGCAAGTTGAAGGTCTGGTGAAACGGAAGTAGCCACGCCAAATAGACATAACTTATCTTTACCCTTACCAATTAGAGCAGTATCACAAGCTTTTCTTTCAGAAAAATCTGCCATATACCACTTTGGTACGGTATTCATTTCTTTTCCGTTCTCGGATTTTATCTTGTAAGTACCACCAGCACAGGCATTTAACAACAACGCAACTGCTAAAGCACCTACAATTTTCACTTTGTTTTTCATCATTTTATTTTACTCTCCTCTATATCATATATTAATTCTTGTAAGAAGTCAAGCGTGGTTTGAACGTATCCTAACGCTTGGTCACTTGATACATCATATATAATTACTAGAAGGAGTGCTAGTATGATTAAATTTCTAATCATATTACTTTACCTCCCACTTTCCGTTAGGTTTTAAACACATTTCACCATATGATTTAAAGGCGTGTGTTGGCCGACTATATTTACGGCAATATTTGGGGTTATTAATGTCGTGATAATAGAACATAGCAAACAAGTCCCAATAAGTTGGACCGTCAAACTTCTTCCTACCATCAGCACACTCCATAACCTCCTCTTTTATTATAGTATCACCCTTTTGACGGATAATAACTTTAATAAAGCAGTATTGGCCTCCTGTATCTTCAGGATTCAGGGGCTGAATTTTTTGGTGATAAACAGACGTATCATTATTAACTTCATCAATACGGTCTAATATCTCACCTACTTTACCGACATTGATTTTACTAACAGGATAAACTTTACCGGATAAATCTCCGTTCTCGTTAGCAACAGCAATACCAGATACTAGTAAAAATATAATCAATATAAAAGACCAAACTAAATATCTTTTTTCATTATGTGGTTCAAGCATTCACAACTCCTAATTTTTTTAGACTATCATCAATTTCAAAAATCTGTTCATCAATGTGGTCTAACTTTTCTTGACTCATTGTCAATTCTTTTTCATTATTTAAATCTTCTTTTTCTTTTTTTAGTCTTTCAATAGTATCTTTACTCATTAATTTACCCTCGGCTTTTCTATCCATTGACCATCAGGCATTTGACAAGCAGTACCAAATACTACTTTTCTATTAACACCACCAACACCAATCAAAGGCCAACTATTAGTAATATCAACCGTGTGGTCATATTCTTTACACTTTAATGGCCCCTGTGTGTATGATTTTGTTGTATGAATTATACCAGAATTGCCTGTTTTAGAATTATACCAATTTGTATAACTTGAACCGTTAGGTGAAGTGTTTAAATGGTCTACGAATACTGCGTTATGTACATCTTTGTCTGAATTGTAAAGTAATTCTGCACCTGCAAACGCACCTACAATAGCACAACCACCTATAGCATATGGGTCTGTAATACCACCTGCAACACAAGCGGCTGTTGTAGAACCACCACCAGATATAGCACCAACGTGAGTTCTATTTACGGTACTACAATTTGTTAGTGTCAATACCATTATAATCGTAATGGTAGTCTTTATCAATAGTTTTTTCATATTCATTTATATTTTCAAAAAATTCAGAGTCAACTTTTGTTTTAGCAACCAATAGTGAATCTGCTTGTATATTATCAATCTTGTTTCTCATTAATGGGTCAGATGGCGAAGTCTGTCTCAAATCATCCGCCATCTTCTTAATAGAATCAATCTTATCACAAAAAGATTTAATATTCTGTACCATTAGTCTTTCTTAAACAAGTTAATTACTTGTTCCTTATTTCTACCAAATTGAGCTTTCATATCTGCCCAACCATTTGCCTGATAAACTTTAATATCTTCCCACTCATTTTGAAAATGGTTAACAACTTTACCAGGAACAGCAACAACATTCTCAACAAACTCTTTTGGAGTAGTCTTCACTTCGTCTGCTCTTGCCTTACTCATTTCTAAAGAGATTAGTATAAAAGCACCAACTAGTAATAAGCCAAATGCTAATACTCTCTCCCAAACTTTCTTTATCACTTTATCCACGATATCCTCTATCTGTTCGTTTGTTAAATTAGTCACCTAAACCTCTTTCTGCTCTTTTCTCAGCCAATTCAATTTCGGTGATTCTCATTTTTTCGGCATATGACATACCAAAAACTTTGTTGTAAAAATGGTCTAGTGGATTTACAGATTGGTAACCTAATAATAAGTTATCAAACTTTATATCTAAACCATCATAATATTCGGGGTGTTTATTTTTAAGTTCTATATGGTCTTTACAGAATTGTATTCTATTTGTGTAATAATCATTCAACTTGTCAAACATAGATTTCTTCTTACTCAATTTGACATCTTTATCTTTTGCATTTTTAAACTCTGTAAATAGAGTTTCTTTTTCATACTTAAACGACATACTATATAACCTCCCAAGGTTGTTTATTAATATTCACTTACTATACCAGAAAACTCTCTAAATGTCAAGCCTATAAATAATGACGTAATTACACGCTTTTTGTGCATATTTAAGCGTCTAGGACGCACCTGGATTGACGAATCAACCATATTACGTACTACCGTACCCCCTCTGGAAAGGGTAAGTTTATCTGTTCTTCAACCTGGACGTGTTCATCTTTATGTTCTTCTTCAAGCCAAGTTTCAAAATCCTTGACTTCTTTTTCTTT